GCAGTACCGCCTGATGTACCAATAGCTATAATCACATCAAACTTTTTAAGGTCTGCTGTGCTTGTGCTGAAGTAACCAGATGCAATAATCGCTGATAAAGCGTCAGTACTCTTGTATAAAAAGAGATTATGATCGCCACCACCAGCTATTTTTTTAAGATTTGCTGCTGCGTATGCCATATAATATTCTCCTTATTCTCTTACGATACATTGTATCATGCCGTCGCCGTCTATTTCGGTCGCTCCAGCACTAAAATACGATGTAATCAAGTTACTTACCTTTTCAGGTACGTAGTTAATTTCAGTTCTTACATCAGAACCAGTAGCCAAACCTAATGCCGAAGCATGATAAGCGTGACAATCTCTGTCTGCTGATGCAAGCGTTAATCCAGAGTGAGTAAAGATTGTGAATCCCAACCATCTTTTAGCAGTCATTCCGCCAGCAAATGGAAGATCCGCTTCCCCTACATATTCTGCTCTACTGAATTGGTCGAGTTGTAATAAATCCGCCCATCCAGCTGGTGATACAACAAAGTATCTTTGTCCATCATCTGGTACGTCAGCTTCTCCAAACGTTTCGTACACTGTTAAAGCTTTAGCTAGTGTTAAACCAGCTGAGCCGTGTGCGATGTTTGCAGAGTTACCGCCAGCATCAAGAACATCAATAATTAATTGGTCCATTTTACGTCCTAAGGCAGCCGCCGCAGATGTAGCCAGCACTTGTCTCTCATCAATGTTAGTCTTTAGTTCATCCAATGTGTCGACATAGTCGGCAGCATAGAAATCAGCTAAAGTAACATCAACAGTCGAATGTGCGACTTCCATAGTATTGACTTGTCCGTGTCTAGATTTAGTAGACGCAGCACCTTTGCCAACTTTCTGGAATCTTGCTTGGTTACCTACAACGTTGTTTGATTGACGTACTGTATTACGCAGTTTGCTTCCCATCCTCTGATAAGCCATGTGGACTTCGGCTTCAAACTGCTTAATGAACGCCGTTGAAATTTGCGTTGCCATGTTAAGCTCCTATTTAAAGTTAATTTAACCAGTTGTCCTCTTTAACTTTTCATCGGTTGCCCAAACTGGACCGAGATCATTTAAAACGGGCTGTATGTTTTTAGATACGCCCTGTATCTTCTTATAAAAATACAATACTTTAACGTCTTTGACTAGTATTTCTTTTGAATTAAAGCTAAAACCTAGCCATTTTAGCCATTTAATGTTTGTTTTATGCTCAGTTGTTATAAAATTAGCCACATACTCATAGTCTGATAGAAAGTAATCAGCCCATTTTTTAGTACGTTTAGTAAAATATTTCCAGTGTTTGTCTAATTCTTCAGACGATAACATCCAAACTGCGCCATGCTTTGGATTGTTTTTATTAGAAACAACACCAAACATAGCAACTACCTTTCCGTCATTTAATACAGTGTAAGTGTTTACATTTTCTCTTGAATAACGGAATGGTGTTACTAATGCGAATAAAGGATCGTGTCCCATTAACGCTATTTCGTATTTATCTATGTCTCTAAGTTTAAAAGCCAACTCATAAGCATGAGCTGGGATTCCCTTTTCGACATAAAGCATTACACTTTTCCAGCCATATTAAGTCTAGCCCATGCTTGGTCAACTCTATTTACATAGTCTTTATCTCTATGTCTTTGGTCATAATAACGTTTGTCATTCATCATTTCCTTAACATCATTAACACCTAATTCTCTTTCTGGTTGTGCTACTGCTTCAGACCTTACATTACTAGAGTTCATGCTTTCTTGCATACGCTCTAAAGCTGCAATGCCTTGTGCTGTTTGTCCTAAAGTACCAGCTATAGTTTCATATTCTTCTGGAGGAAAGAATGAAGATGCCCAAGCATTAACAGCATTCAATCTATCAGTAGAATTTTCTCCTAATTTTTCAACTTCGGCATTTAAGTCAGGCTGATTAGACATCATTGTGTCAATGTATTGATTAACTCCGTCCTCAAACTCTTCTTGAGAAGCTCCACCCTCAAAGCATTTCTCTCTCCACCAGTTAGTTAAAGGGTTAGCCTCTACCATTTCTTCTGTAATACCCTCTACTAATTTAGGTACTGCATATAGATTAGCTTCTTCTGGAGCATTTGCTCTTGCTTCCTCAGTTAACTCAGCAATAACAGATTCTTTCATATCTTCTGTTTTGCCACTAGCAAACTTCTCTAAGTGAGCATATGACTTAGCCATATCTTCTAAGTTAATTTCACCTAATTCAGCATTCCAAAACTTTTCTGGTATGATTTCAGGTCTTTCCATTACAGATTCAGTTTCACGTGAAACTTCTTCTGTCTCTACTTGTTGCTCTGGTTCTGTACTTTGTACTTCTTCTTCACTCATTTATCTTCTCCTGTATTTTGTTTTGGCTTACGCCTTTGTTAACTCTTCTCTGGATAAGACCTACTAAATAGCGTTGTCCCTCCAAATGCCTTAAGTGTTGATCCGATATCTCTGGACCAGCGACTGCTTCAAGTGTTAATGCTTTTAGGTATTTAAGAATAAAAGAACCACCATCCGTGTTGAACATCTTGTAAAACAAAGTATTTAAGTTCTCCTCATCTTTAGGGTTTCGTTGTACGTTATCTAAACCTATAAGCATATTGGGCTTTTTCTCTGACATATTTACTCCTTATTGTTCGGGAGGTGCTTCCTCCTGAGGTTGTTGTTGTTGCTGTTGTTGTTGCATCTGTTGCATTTGTTGTGCCGCAGCCTGCATTTCTTCCGTGGAACGTATGAGTTCTTCTGGAATACCTAGTTTCTTAGCTATATATTTAGCTACTTCATCCTGTTTTATTAGAATGTTTAGAAGTTCTGGACCTACTCTGGCTTGTATTAAGCCTAGGAATCTATCAATTGTACCCACATCTTGCTGATGTTGAGCCTGTGCTAGTGGAGAAGTAGAGTTAATCTTAACTTCTCTTCCATTAATTAGTGGTATTTTTATACGACCTTGCTTCTTAAGAATATAAACTACTCTCTGTAAGACAGGTGTAACTAGTTCTGATTGTAATCTACCAAACGCTGCACCTATCTGACGAGATAAGTCAGCTTGTCTTTCAGCTACTTCAGTAGCAGACATAGGAGTTTTTTCATTAGCGTTACCTAGCATATCATTATATAAGGCTTTCTTAATATTGGTTCTCATATCTCTTAAGACTAGATCGCTTACATTAAAGTTACCAGCAGAAGCAATAGGTTGTAACCCAGCAGAGCCAGCAGCTTTAGGAATTATAGTTCCCGGAATTAATTGAATGTTATCTACATTGACAACACCATCATCTTCTACTTGATACATACCAGAGATAGACATCTGTGCGTTCTCTAATATTAACTCAACCACTAGGTTAGCAGTCTTAATTGCAGGTAAAGCTAGTTGTAATGGTCCACGACCATACACTTCTCCAGCACATTTACTCCATCTATAGATAACATATGGGTTAGAACCTAGTCCTTTGTACGTTTCTTCATAGACTTTATGCTCATATGCCTTAGCAATAGCACAAAAATGATGCTCTTCTTCCTTAGTATTGTAATGATTTCTGTAACAAACCTCTATAATTTCACACTCTTTGTCTGGATTCTTCTGTAAATCTACCAACATTTTCTCATTTAACTCAGCCATTGGGTAAGCTACTAACAATTCTCTCATGCGAATCATACGTTTTCTAAAGGTGTGGTCTATTCTATCGTCATGACCAGACGTTAATACAACGTGTGGTAAGGGTATTGCTTTAAATCTTATAGGATTGATAGCGTCTCCCTCTTCAACAAGTAAGACTCCTGTGCCTAAAGCTATATCTAAAAAGGATTCATGTACTTCTTGAGAGAAGTTAGAGTTCTGTAATATCTCGAATACATAGTCAGTTACTTCATCTAACATGAGGTTAACTTCTTTTTCATTTTCCTTGGGTACTTCACTTCCAGCTACAAAGTCAGCCCATCTGGCAAAGTTTGGTACTATACCAGCCTGTAATCTTGAGGCAAACTCTTGTACCCCAACTACAGCAGTCTCATCAAAGATGCGATCTGTACGTTTACGACCAGCAGTTTCAGTAAAAAAGCTTTCTCTTTGTGGTAGAGCATATTCATAACACTCTTCAAAGATACCATTCCATTGTTGTTTTATTATTTTAGCATGCTCATATCGTTGTAATAATTGTTTAGCAGGACTGCTCAAGTAGTCTACTTGTCCCTCTGCATACATTGTTTCGATAACCACGCTAACCTCCTAGCTTATTAATTCCCTGCTCAGCAACACCTGTTGTTGAGTTTTGTTTTAACTTTGCTTGAGAATTAATTTTTTTCTTTTTAACATTCTTAGCATTGTATTCTTCTGACCTTATAAATGGAAAAGGCTCTGTGGGATTTTTTCTTTCCCAAGATTGTTTTAACTTTCCACCCATTGTGCCTGCACACATATTAAGCTCCTAGAGTTTTTTTGCTCATTAAGTTGTCAGCTAAAGCAAAACCTGAGCCACCTCTATTACCTGTAAGTAAAGAACGTCTGCCTCTACCTCCAGTGTAAGCTTGTAGCCTATCTTCAAAAGCTTCTTTCTTTAATTGATTAGTTTCATTGTTTTGTTGCACACGCATATTCTTCCTAGATTCAGCTGCTGCTTCTTCTGCTTCAGAATTATCCTCTGGTGGTGGGGGTGGTGGTGCTTTTGGTCCGCCAAAACTACACATATTATCTCCTTCTTCTGTAAACATCTTTAGGTTTTAAATCAAAGACATTATAATTTTTAGTTGCTACCCTAGGTTTACTAGTTTTACCGCCAATTGTCAACGCTCTTCCCTCTCCAGCACCTAATAACATGTACTGTAATGCGTCATGAATATGAGAGAATCTATTTTTATTTGGCTTCTCATCATACTTTTCTCCTGATACTTGCATTCTTCTGTAATGATAACCGCCATCAAAACCTCTTATAATGTTAATACATTTTGGATCAATTAATATTCCTGAGTCACCGTCTATCATTCTGGACAAAGTACAGTTAACGCTTTCTAATCTTAATAGAACATCGTTACTAGGTGCAGGTCTTGCACTAATTCCTCTACCTCTAAGTATCTGGAATGGAGTTGATTCATC